GTCCAACAGAACCCATCTGAGGCTCCATATCATGAATTTCTACATTTTTCGTAATCAAAACTAACGGTGTAGAGTCCGGTAGAATTGATAGTGCCTGAGGAAGTGCAGCACTATTACTATTTTGTCCTGGGTGAGTAAGTCATCATACAATCAAGGCACGACTCAATGCCAAGAAGGTCAAAAATGTTGTTGTCCGGCGAGACTCTCCTAAATAGGAGCAAATGCCTATGTGCAAAGCCTAAATATAAATATATACATTTTTAAATACAATAATAAATGGTTTCCATATACACACATGAATTTTGCTTTCTTTGAGCCAGATTCAGAACTGGCCGCACAGTTTATACACGTATGCTAGGTGTTTAATCAAAAATGGTATTTTCGTCTGGGATACCTTCCCCAAGATATTTATATCGCCACTTAGCAACGCGCATATCATATGAAATGTCAAAGCCTTGACACAGATGTTCAATATCTGCGGCCTTAGCGACTCTTAACATCTCTTCTCGGCGCAAATTATATTTTTCCCTACCATAATAAAACCAATCATGCAAAGACGAATCAATATTCTGTGCTGACTGCTGAGGTAAAGTCAATTCCTTAGAAAGAAGGTGCGCATGCAAACGTTTAAAAATAGATGACTCATCTAAAACACCAATGTGTGCATCCAAATCCTCATTATACACGTCACTTCTCTTCAAAAAATCGGCTTCATCGGGTGTCATATATTCAGTAGCAACAGATTCTTTGTCTGGCATCGTAAATTTGATATCATATTGTGCTAGATATGTCGCAAAGCTGATATGGTTGAACAAAGGGCGATTAGGAGATACAGACCCCTTAACATCATCACCATACGTTCCAAAAGCGCAATTCTGATAAAAATCTTGCACACTATCTTCAGGATAAATAGTGTAGTACGCACAACGCAATAGCAAAGAATTAACAATAGAGTTGATGATAACAGTCAAATTCTGACCTGAAGGATTCGATCCAAAGATCATGAGCAAATCACCATTGTATGCCATAAGAGGATATACGATTTCTGAAACGATTGATTCCATAAGCGTTATATCTTCAGGTCTATAATCACACTGCTTTGCTACAGAAATTAGAACATCAAACGCCGCAATTGTTAACTGTGCAGGCATCCTCTGATCATATTTACTGTAATCACCAGCGAGTATGTTATTTCCCTTGGAAATCATATGTTCATTAAGCTGACCCCATTCTGGCCCTTCTGCATTTGCTCCCACCATGCATTCTGTCAATAGTGGGTTCAATTGCATAATGCGAACCAAAGGTAAAAAGTACATGCGAATCAATAATTGTAAAGCTAGTGGAGCGCTTTGAAACACTCTCACCTTCTCACTTGTCAGCTTTGTAGGTTCATCCTTTAAACATGCTTTCCAAACAAAATAACAACGTTCACCTTTGCGAAGAATTTCACACGTGCGATCAACCTCATCCCATATTTCTTCTGAAAAAGATTGAGGATAACCAACATCAGGGAATTCCTCTGGATCACATAGGACCAAATAATCACGCTTCTTGCCGCTCAGTGGCCAACCGGGTGAAGTGGAAAAATTCATAGGATCTATAAATCTCTTGCCTTTCAAGCCACTAACAGTTTCCACTTGATTAAGAGGCCGAGCATCCATTAATTCAGGTAAGCGAGTGAATATTTCGTCAAATTGCACCATATAACTCTCCACGGCGCGGCTAACAACACCGCCCAAACTCAATGATGGATGAGCTAATTGCTCCAAAGCAACTTGATACGGATACACATTATCACCCTTCAGTTTGGGTGGACCCCACTTCTGAGGCACGCCGCAAACTTCTGACACGTGGGGAGAGATCAATGTGGGTACAACAATACTACGAGGTGTACTCCGAACTGACATGCTACCATATACTTCAATACTTGTATTTGGTGTCAAATATCGCACGGGACTTTTGTGATGGATGTCAGTAGACTCAACAAGTTTTGTTCCATATTGTTCTTCCGGCATATCACCTTCACTGCACAACCGTACAACACCAGGTTTGGAGCACATTTCTGAAATAGCACTCCGAACCATGTCTTGAGACAAATATCCAGCACCGCCTTTTACTCCAAAGCCACATAGATGAAACCCTAAAATGGTGGATCCACGTCCAACGGACACTATGGGGCTCATGCACATGCCATCTTGAGTTTCCACAGGTAAAGTATAAACACCACCTTGGAAATTTGCACATGTACGGTGTGAAACCTTCCGCGAGGAAAAAAGAGTTCTAAACATCTCACAATCTCCTTCCTTGGATTTATATACAAATATGCCTTCGGCAGAACAGGGTTTATCAAGTGGTAAAAATCGTGTCATACATTTCCTGCTACCTGCACTTGGTACCCAAACTAACGTAAAATCAGTATTTGGAATGCCAACAGCATATTCACGTGAAATAGTATCACGAAAATATCCGCCTGTAACCTTGGGAGACCGGGATCTGCATTGAACTGTAAATTCTGGTGCTTTCTCAAAATGTTTAAGAACAAAATGCGTAGGTAGAATCATAAAATTACTTTCTACCAAAAAACCTCGTACAAAATGTTTTTCACTTTCCACATAGACAACGGAACTAGCACATAGAGCGGCTAGGTCAGCAGAAGTTGTAGTCTTCGAGGCTGTACTCATGGGTAAAGCACTAATAAAAGGTGTTGCCCACATATCAGGTTCAGCATCACGGGCGGCTACATCAGCCATGCTAGTAGGACTAAGATTACCTTGTGGATACAAAACATCTTTCATCCTGCGAATGTATTTGACAATGTAGTACAAGGCAAACGCTGAACCTAAGAGGGCTATGCCTGCACGGCTGCGTGCAAATTGGATAAATGCAGGTGCTGTATTAGAGCGCCGCAATAATTCATTCCGAACAGCTTGACGTTCCCAATGATATAAAATGGCAATAATAGAACATGTTACATAAAAAGAAATAATCCCGTTAATATAATATCCTCTAACTATCCAAGCATATGATACAGCAAAACACCATAAATACAGGCAAAGAATCTTCCAGTAGCGGTCAACATAGTTGTGACGTCTAAAATATATAACTGTCCAAACAAACATGGGACGTTCTACAATGTAAGCAGGAACCCATGCAATCCAGTCAAAAATCCATGAATCATACCATGCGTCTAACTCGACAAGGTGGGACAAATCTACATGTCGTGCATGCCACCACATGGCCCTTAAATTCCAACGTTGTTGTTGTTGCCATCGTGCAAAATAATACAGATTGCGCATTGAAGTTCTATACGCATCGCGATATATGCGTGTAAAATAATTCAACAAGCCAGATTTATAATAATTGTACACATTGCTACGAGCTGTGGGAGATAAAGACAGTAGTGTAATGCAAATGTTAACCACAAAAGAAAAAGTAAAAGAAACCGCATAGATCAAAAGAATGCGCAAAACACGTGTTATTACTCCGCTTTGTTCTTCTAACTCTTCAGAAGTTCCCATCACAAAGTTACGCAAAGTGCGTAAATAATTGGTATCACCTTGTGAACGAGCTTCTTCGCCGGGAAAAATTGCATCGTCTACTACAGGAGGTGGAACATCATTGGTTTCGACACAAGGTGGACAACTACAAAAGCAAAAGCCACACGTTTGACACTTATTACTAGGAGGTTGCATCATAGTTTCTACTATTTCAGCTTGAAATTCATAATGTCGCTTGGAAGCAACCTGAACCCACTCCAAATATTCAGAAACACCAATATCTTTCATGACTTTGTCTTTGTAAATCAGAGGAACTAGTTCATACTTATTGAGTGGTGACCCTGGATGTTGAGGGGCACCTACCAAACAAGTGCGAACACCAATAAGCCAAATATCTGGGTCTTTACGTAATCCAAATCTTTCACGAACCTTTTCCGAGTCTAACTTTCCATCAGTTTGAAATTCAGGTTTAACATCAACACTCACATGGTAAAGACGACGTAGAAGGGACTCTGGTTTCTCGGAATAACTATGAGCAATCAACGACTCTACATTTGTAGTTACC